AGGTTATCATTGAACTGTTGCTTAGTAATGCATCTATTGTTCGCAACTCCGTCTAAGCTCAAGCCTTCTGCTCTGGCTTCAGCTGCTGTTACTAATTCATTAGTGCTTTCCATTATTCTTGATATTCTCTTAAATTACCAATTGTTACTTCAAATTCATCTGATTTCATGTAGGGTGATACATCTGCATCTTTAGCAGCTTCGTTCAAACAGAACATGTCTGAAGGAAACGATAGTGCCTTTACCCTTATTTGCTTAAGTAGTCTGGAGTGTTTGGCTTTAGACCAAACCCAGACGTCAAATATAAAATTTCTCATACTGCGATTAATGTACTTTAATTCTTAAATGTTAAGAATTACTAAGTGTAGAAGCAATCCACTTTTGATTGGAGCCTTTGTTAAGGCTAAAGTGCTGTAAACCACTTTGATTTACATTTACGTATAATGTGAACAAATTAGCTATTGGAACTCCGACTATTGTCACACTAATACATGTTGGCGTACCATTAGATACTCCATAATACAGTAACTGAAATGGGACCATGTCTGTCATATTAGACTTCACAATCTCCATTACAGCACTATCAGCACTGTTAACCTCTATATTACTACTTCTACCTGGATAAATCAAATCTTTTGTTGTTAAAACTAGGGTCTGAACCCCCCCCCATAGACTTGAGTGCGTCATTCACTTGTTTAGTGGTAGGGCATTTGTTGTCTTCATTTTGAATTAAAGCCATGATTGTTATTATTTAATAATTCTACGTTTAATTTGCACACCTCTCTTAGCTATTAGTATAGTATTACTTCTTTTGTTGTTAGCATTACTAGCGAAGGTATTATGCAGTTTAGCTATCTCGTCATCACTAAGGGTATTAAACCCTGAAGGTATTTTAGCTCCCTTAGTTCTCATCTCCTGAATATCTGTACCTTTTAATTGCCTATTAGGGTCAATATAATAATTACCATTCGCATCTTTCATATTTACATTGGCTCCTCTAAATCCCCACGTGTCCGCATGTCTTTCATTAGGTTGGGAGCTGTACACTTGAGACTCTAATGGTGTAGAGGATTCATAATCTACTCTGTTATTAATACCAGGATTGGCCTTTAATATCTGCGGATTATTATCTCCAACCATGTGTCCAATACCTTCATGCCAAGACACATCGCCAAATCTTCCAGAGAATGGGAATGAAGGAGCATTGTATGTGTATTGCAATCCTGCTGGATATGCTGCTCCCTTATTTTGTCTTATAGCTACTTGGGCAGCTTGAGTCACATTACCAACCTTCCCTTTATATACATTTGGATTAGAATAGAACTTAGAAGGTTCTACATATTCTGCCCTGTTAATTTGGTCAGTAATGTTAGCAAGGTTAGATTCATTAACTTGAGATTGATACTTAGGCTGTTTAGCACGTTCTTTATACCATTCTATAGCAAAGTCTTTCATCCCTCTAGTTTGGGCTTGATATCTCTGGCCCTCTGGCAATTTATAATTCTCTTTAGGATTAGGTCTTGCTACAGCTCCCTGTTGTGCCCTAATAATCCCTCTTCCTTTAGTTGAGATTCTCATAATATCCATTTAAACCAGCCATAGCTGAAAGTCTTCCTCTCGTATTCAGGATGTTCAGCTACATACCTAGCTTCCCTTTCAAATGATATGTTTCTATAGGCAGTGTGAGCATTGCCACTAGCTAGTAATTTAATAAACCACTCTATTACATACCATAAATAGAAGAATACTATTCCCATTTCTAATATCTGTTTCGTGTGAGTCTTCTCATGTGTAACTGTAGCTTGACTCATTCTCTTTATATAATCCTCACTTCTAGTAAACATAATAGCACAAATATTCATAAATGAATATCCTTTTACCGGAAGTAACGGATTGATAAAGAATAGCAATCCTTTAGATTTGTCGTACTTAAATTTCATAGTTAATGCTTCCATTTAGCGGCATTATCAACTATTGCAGAACACAGAATTAAAATAGTATCCATATCTAAATCTGACTTAAGTTGATTAACTGCCATACATACTAATTGTATATTATCTATAGTATAACCTTTTGAGGGCATTATCTGGTCAATGCTAACATTCGTATAGATTCGACCTTCTCCTAATTCATAAGTCATGTCTAATCCAGAAATTGCACACTTGCCATTTTGTGCCTTCCATACGGTTAGTAAATCTTCTTTAGTAATAGTGAAAGGTATAGATTTGTCTATAGCTCTGGATTTAGCTGCAAGCCAACGTGCTTGTAAAACCTTCTCTAGTTTAACGTCGTTATCATAAGTAGCTATAGCAGCTTTCCTTTGTTCTAGTTTACAGGAATTGCACCTACACTCCTTATTCTGACGTAAAGTGTATTTATTAGCCCCTGCATAAGTAAACTCACTAGGCTCTTTATATTCTCCACATATGTGGCATAAGAGCTTCCCATCTTTCCATTCAGTATTCAATTTGATTCGGTCTTCACAATCCCTACATGTAGTGTGAAAGTTTAAGCCGTTTGTCTTGCGTGAATACTTTCTGAAGTTGCTTATATTCTTGTCTAGCAACCTCCCACATACGTCACATTGCTGTTGCAATCTTTCTTCTTTCTTCATGTTTACTTCTTAGACCAAGACGCCGCATTCCGTGCAAAATTAGCTCTCTTCTTCTGTAACGGAGTCGCATTAGGATTGTTAAGTACAGACCTAGCATGTTCTTGAACACTCTGTCCAGCTTTCTTAGCTGATGCCGTAAATTTGCCTCGATTCTTCTTCTTAATATGAATCTTGCTTCCATTTTTATCTTTCCTTACTAACTTACTACCACATCTAAACATGGGAACCTCTTCTAGGTCCGCATCATCGAGTAACTCTTTCAGAGCCTCATTAATTCTTGATAATTCCTCTGCGTTAAATTCCATAATTAAATTACATGTTAAATCACTTTTTTATTCACAAAGGTATTGCTAAATTTGCACATTATCAAACAAATCAGATGAATTAATGATTTAAGGTGTCAATGTAAATAAGTAATAAAGAAACTAAACTATTATTAATCTCTAACCTTTAAATCAGTAGATTAATGTTATTGGGCAAACTAAAAGAGGTGTACAGGTGGATTGACAGTTGGAGTTCTGGTGTTAAGACGATAGTCATTATAATGCTTGCATTCTTGATGGTAGAGCTTCATTTCTCTTCACACACTAAAGCTATTTTAGAAGATTATAGACAGGCAGCTGTTACGGAGAAGGTATTAGCTGAGAAATATACAGAGATGATTACTCCACAAGTTAACGGGCGTATAGAGCATATTCTTATGGAAGATAAGGATGCGTCGAATGTCTTGTTATTGAATTACCATAATACCTTACAAAGTACACATGGTTTATCATATCGTTATTTAACAGCTCTTACAGAGAAGAGAAGAGGGTATGAAACTAAGGCAACTATTAAGATATGGAAAGAGTTGGAGTATATTAACTACGGTGATGAGCTTGGAAGGATTAATGACAACCAATTCATTAGAATGGACACTATTGAGAACTACTACAGAACATTCCCTAATTTAGTAGCTTTATTAGAAGAATCTGGAGCAAAGTCTGCTGCGATGTATCCGATTGCTGGAATTGATGGACCTATAGGAATGATTGTTGTTATTTATCCAGTTACTAAAGAGTACTATTTGGGGTACTATAACTCCGTTATTGCTCCGTGTATCCAACCTCTATCTACCTTATTAGATTATAACTCAATTAGGAAGAAATTTAAAATGAATTATGAAAGTAGACAAGAGGAACAAGGAAATATGTTACAACGATTCTTCCCATATGTATTGGAGTGAAATCGACAATACTATATACACTTCAGTAACAACAATGATACATGAGTTCTGTCAAAAGTTCGACAGTGATTTCTGGTCGCAATACAAAGCATTACAGAAGCTATTAAGTGCTGAACAGTTTGCCATGGAGAAGAAGAGACTATTAGAAACTAAACGTTTTGATAAGAAGTACTTCTTAGACATGTACGATTTAAATGAGACGGAGTTTAATTCTGCACAACAGGATATACTGGATGAGTGGTCTAAAACTAATGCCGATTCCAAGGAAAGAGGTACAAAGATTCATAGTGATTTGGAACATCAATACTTAGGTAAGAGTTCATGCCAAATGAAAAGTTACGGTTTAGGCGGAACTTTTGAAGTTAATACTAATGAATCTTTAGAGAAGAATAACTTAGACCTACTAAGCATAGAAAGAGGAGTCTTCCCTGAATATATGATATACAGAAGGTCGGACGACAATAAGTTTAGGTTGGCAGGTCAAATTGACTTACTTATTAAGGACGGAAATGACATTTACATTGTTGACTACAAGACTAATAAAAGTATTGACGAGAAATCTTACTTTGATACCAGGACTAAGAAGAGTCAAATGATGAAGTATCCTATGAATAACTTAATGGACTGTAATAAAGTACATTATACTTTACAACTATCTACCTATGCATGGATGCTTCAGAAATTAAATCCTGATTTTGTTATTAAGAAGCTATTGCTTATACATTATGACCATAATGGTAACGTTACAGAACATGAGTTAGATTATCTTAAAGATGATGTGGAACGTATGTGTAAGCATTGGAAAAAACAGTGTATACTTGAGGAAATCAAGGAGAAGAGAAAGCCTATAGAGTTCTAATGAGCTAGTTCATAATCATAGAGTATCTTTCAAACTGGGATTTGAGATATTAAAAGTAAAGTATAATTAAAGCTCATTAGAAATCTATGGGAATTACTAATATTGTAAATGGGCACTTGAACGAGTTACTGGGTAATAACGAAGAAATAGCTAAAGCTCGTATTAGAATATGTAAGAAATGTCCTATTATGAAGGATTCGTTTATGGGGTATGTATGTAGCAGTAAACTGTGGCTAAACCCTAAAACAGGAGATATATCAACAGAACGTAAAGATGGTTATAAACGTGGATGCGGGTGTAGACTTAATGCTAAAGTTAGAGATATTAAGTCTTCATGTCCAGCATGTAAATGGTAAATGATTTAAATTATGAGTAATAACGGAACAATGGATGTAATGTTTGGGGGTAAAGGATTAAGCTTTGCCGGTGCAGATGGATTTAAAGATTTAAAGAAAGAAGCTGCTGTGGAAGCACATAATAAAGCAGTAGATACTTACACTAAAGCACTTAATAAGAACATTAAAGATGAATTGGAGAAAGCGGAGGAAGTAACAGAGAAGATGAATAGTATGGAAATTATGCCTATTAATTCATACGTATTGGTTAGACCTTATGCTAAGAATCCGTATCAAAAGATAGAAGTGACTAAAGGCGGACTTATTATACCAGAATATGACGGAGCATTTAAGAATCCAGACACCGGAGAGAAAGATACAGAGTATCAACTTTCAGTTGTAGCTAATGTTATAGAAGTAAGTCCTTTGTGTAAGTTTATTAAACCGGGAGACGATATATATTATAGGCGTTCTTCTGGAGTACCTGTTCCGTTCTTCAGACAAGGATTTGAAGTTGTAGCTGAACAGCAAGTGCAGGTGGTTATTAATGAAGGTTTAAAAGAACGATTTAAAAGTATAGAATAATGGAAGAGAAAGTGTTTTATCAACCAGGAGATGTAGTAACATTAAGACAAGACATCCCATATAAACCTCAGATGATTGTAGTTAAGAAAGAGACGATGACGTTTAGACCATCTAAGGATGAGAAGAAAGATGAATATTTCAAGGGTATTAGATGTAGATGGTTCTCTACAAGAGGAGAGCTACAAGAAGCTATCTTTAATACTAAAGACTTAATTAAACTATAATGGCAACTAAGTTTCAACAAGGTGGGCAGGACGACCAAGAGTTGTTCTCTGCCTACCTTATTAAGTTATTTAAGCCTAAGTCTCAGCAGGAGTTTGAGGATACTATATCCAAACTCTCAGAGAGGGAAATTAATGAAATCTATAAACAATACAAGAGTATGGAGAATAATCAAACTATCATGGCTAAGATGGGAGCCAAAATTAACTACATTAGCAGATTGCAAGGTAAGTGTCCAGAAGGTTATGAGGTAGAGAGATTCATGGCTGGAGGATGTGTTAAATGTAGAAGGAAAGCAATGGCTGAAGGCAGTAAAGCTATGGACGTATTCAAAGATAAATGTGGAGGTAAAGCCAAGAGACGCATTAAGAAGAGTGAGAATGGTGATAAAATAGCAGTTAATAAGACTGATACTGTACACACCAGTAAGGGAGTATATAATGTTAGTAATAAGAAGCTCCCTTATAAGAAGATGTCCAAAGCAGATTACAAAGGACTACCTTTAAAAGACAAAATGAAAGTTGATATGAAAGACCAGGCCAACGGCAGAGGTGCTAGCGGAGCAGGTGCAACTAGAGGTAGTAATATAGGTAAAAAGTTAAGCGGTGGCACTATTACTTCGTTCAAGTGCGGAGGAATGGCTAAGAAGAGAATTAAGAAGAATATGGGCGGAACTGTTAGCAATAAATGGAGTATTCCTAGTAAAGCTAGCGGTGATGCTATTAAACACATTAAAGGTGGACCAGGCTCAGCAGATAGCACTAGAGAAATGAAATTTAATGGGTTTCAGAGGAAAGCACTAGCTGGTAAGCCTTATAAAAACAAATAAATATGAAAGTATTCCTATTTGATAATGGTACTAATTCGGTGATTGTGAATGAGCCAGAGGTTCTTCTTATTAAGGAGTTCGCAGCTCTATGGACTAATGAAAGGAATAAGACCAAAGAAGACCCTACGGGAGTTTGCAAATCAAGAGCTTATAGAGAGCTTGTTTACATATGGCTAATGTTAGATTGGGCATCTCCATACTCTGATTATACAGAACAGGAAAGGCATCAAGCATGTCTTCAGGATGCTAATTTAAGTGAAGAGGAATGGGCAGACCCAATCTTCAGAGCCGCATGTAGGAAGTACAGAGATATTCAAAACGAATCTAGAGCACTTAAACTCATTAAGTCTGCTCAAAGTGTAGTTGATAGAATTACTGATTACTTTGACACCATAGATTTATCCGAAAGAGACCCAGTTAATAATAAACCTGTTTGGAAAGTGGCTGATGTAATGAAAGAAATGCAATCAGTTTCTAAGGTTATAGAAGAACTTAAAACTCTTGAGTATATGTACAAGAAAGAGCAAGAGGAAGAGACTGGAGTTAGAGGTGAAAGTGAAATAGGTTTTAACNTCAAGAGTTAATACAAAGAGTAGAACCAGAATTGATAGAGGCTATTCCATACGTAGACCCTATTATAGAAGATAAATCAGTTAGTACGTCTAACATTGTATGGGATGTAACATTAGATACTGAGATTAAGCATTTCGACCCTACTCTATCTTATGAGCTGACTGGATATCGACCAGTGGATGAAGAAAGAGGATTAGATTTTAATCCAGAGTGGTTCACTGAAGCTAGACAGATTAAATTAAGAGACGGTAAATACTGTGCCTATCCTAAAGGAACTAAGAAGTATAATGACTTCTGGACTGAAGAACATAGAAGATGTAATCAAGGATATGAATCACATGGGTATAGAATCACAGGTGATAATTACTTCTTCCTTAATTATTATAGACTAAAGAACACCGATGTGTCTCAAGCTGGTACCGGTCGTGAAACTACATTCCCTTCATTCTTTAGTAAGCAGTATGAGTACTTCCATTACATAGAAATGTGTGAGAAGTTGAAGAAGGATGTGTGCGCCCTTAAAGCTCGTGGAGTCGGATTCTCCGAAATTGCAGCATCTTTAGGAGTTAGGTTATATACAACTGTTAGAGGTTCACATACAGTATATGTAGCATTTACCGAGAAATTCGTTAGTGACGTGCTTCGTAAATGCTGGGAACAGCTTGAATATTTAAATGCTGATACAGAAGGCGGCATGAGACATCTAAGACAGAAGTATAATTCTGATATGCATAAGAGAGCTTCTCTTCTTACTAAAGACAGAGAAGAATTTGGATTCATGTCAGACATTATTGGCTTCGTAGTAGATGTTCCTCGTAAACTCCGTGGAGACCGTGTGGATAGATTGTTCTTTGAAGAATCTGGTTCTAACCCAATCCTAGTAAAGACTTACTTACAGAGTACAGCTCTTGTAGAAATTCTAGGTAATAAGTTTGGAACTAGATTTGTGTGGGGAACAGGTGGAGACCAGGGACCTGCACTTGACGGACTTAGTAAGATGTTTTATAATCCAGCTGGATATAATTTCTTACCTTACAAGCATAACCATACTAAAGACGGGTCTTATGCTTTTACCTCATTCTTCATACCTGCCTATACATTCGTAGCAGCAAATGGATATGTAGACGATAGAGGAGTTACTAATACTGCGAAGGCTAAGAAGTTCTATTTAGACCAAAGAGAAGCTCTACTAGCTAACCCGAAGGAGCATTTAATTGCATGTGCAGAGTTCTGTTTTACTCCTGATGATGCTTTGGCTCTTGAAGGAGATAATCAGTTTAATACTGTATTGTTAAGTGAGCAACTTGCTAATATTAAATTACATAAACTGGGACCACATATTGATGTAGGCCAGTTAGAGTATAATTTTACTAACAACCAGCACACAGAGGAAGCAATTGATAGTGTAAGATTTGTTAGTAATCCTAAAGGTAAGGTTAAGATACTTGAACATCCGATTAGAGGAGAACATGGAGCTGTACCTAGAAATTTATATGTTGCTGGTATTGACGGTATTGATATGGGTGGTGAAGACACTTCTGATAAGACTCAAGACCCTTCTGATTTCTGTGTAGTAGTTAAAAAGAGAGCTTATGGGTTAGATGAACCTAAAATAGTGTGCTATTATAGGGACAGACCTAAGACTTTACGTGAAGCACATATGACATGTCTTAAGATATTGCAGTATTACGATTGTCAGGCTGTTCTTGAATCTACTAGAATGTCTACTCTGCAATTCTTTAGAGAGAAACATAAAGAGAATAGACATTTGATGAGAAGACCTAGAGCTACTCAATCTGACATACAAGGAGGTCGTAGTAAACAATTCGGAGCTCCTGCTACTGAAGTAGTAATTAGGCATCAATTAGATTTAATAGCTCAACATATAGAAGATTATTGTCATAATATATGGTTTGAAGAAATTCTAGAAGAAGCAATTAAATACAGTTATGAGAATAAACGTAAGTTTGATATTATAGCTGCATGGGGTATGTGCGAACTAGGAGACGAGGAATTAATGGGGGTAGTTCCTAAAGAAATGGACAGTCCTAATAACAAACTAAGACCTTTCGGTTATTGGGTTGACGAAAGAGGAATTAGACATAAAGGAGTTATTCCAGAGAAACAACAGATAGTACCTAAGTTTAATTTATGGCCTACACAATACGATGACCCTACAAGAATTAGAAGTAGCAATCAGAGATTTATTCAAACAGATTTATCATAAAGAATATGTGGCTAAATTAGAGCTAGAAGAGCTACAAACTGCCGAGGGGACACATAGGGGTTATAAGTTAACACTTGGCATGAATAATATAGACAAGCCACTTATTATATCGTTTGAGGGTGGTGAAGTAGCGTATCTTAAATTTCTTAGACAGGAATTAAGAGATAGAAGGTTAGGCGACACACATTATTTCCTAGGATATAAACAATATAACGGATTAGAGAGTTGTAATGAGTGCACAGAACAGGAGTGATGAGTACTTAATGGAGCATATTGATAAGGCAGTATCAGAATTAGTATTTCCTAAGTACAAATTACAGAAAGCATATAATTATTATAATGGATATAGAGATGCCGAACAATATAGGTATCTGGAAGAGAATTTTGGAATAGGTAATCCTACTTCTATAGAATTCACTCCTCTTATCAGGAAGCATGTTGATGCTTTACTTGGAGAATACCTAGGTACTCCATTACTGCCTAAAGTGTCATGCAAGGATAAAGAAACTATATCTAAGATATCTAGAGATAAGGAATTACAAATTAATAAGGAAGTATATCAATACTTACAACAACACCTTAATAATCAGATACTAGCGTTCTTAGGAGGACAAGAAGTAACTGATAAGGCTGTAGAGGCTCAACTTAATAAGTTAGTAGAAGATATTAATAATAGCTTTGTTAGCGAGTATGAAATAGCTGCACAGAATGTTGTTGAGTATATAATCCAATCTAGAGATATTAACTTACTTACTAAGTTAAAGAACCTGTTACTTGACTTACTAGTAACTGGCATGAGCTTTTACCAGGTTCATCCTAGTAGGAAGAGAACTAATATAGAAATAGAGGTATTAGACCCACGTAATGTATTCGTTGATAGAAATCCAGAATCTGTATATGTTAGAGATAGCTACAGAGTAGTTATTAGACGTTGGTTAACTAAGCAACAAATACTTAATAAATATGGTCCTCAACTAGATACAAGTAGTATCAATGAATTAGAGGAGATGTTTGAGGGATATTACGATAGTAGTTATATATATGTACGCGCTATGAGCAATCAAGCTACTGGAGCTCCTATTACANTGGATTGATGTTGATAAAGAAGGAGAAGATTATGTAGAGAATAGATATGAAGGAGTTAAAATCGGAGAATCTATTTACATTCTTACTGGTAAGTCTCCTGATGTAGTTAGAACTAAAGATAATCCTACACACTGTGGATTGTCAGTTAATGGTTTGTTCTTTGTAAACAGAAGTAACGAACCATATTCACTTGTGCTTGCATGTTCACATCTTCAAGACAAGTATGATTTGATTACTTTCTTTAGGGACAATGTAATTGCTAATAGTGGTACTAGTGGAGACTGGATTGACTTTAGTATGCTACCTATGGCTCTTGGTGATGATTTGACTGAAAGATTGCAGAAATTCATTGCCTATAAGAAGACTGGTGTGGCTCCTATTGATACTTCACAAGAAGGTAGGGCATTTAATAACAATACTTCTTTTGCTGGATTCGATGACTTATTAAAAGCCGACACTATTCAGGCATTTAATATGGCATTGCAGATGTTAGAAGAGCAGACATCATCTATTACTGGAGTGTTTAGAGAGAGATTAAATGGAATAGAAACCAGGGATGCTGTTAGTAATGTTAAGGCAGGTATGAGAAATTCTTATATCATTACTAAATCTTACTATCAGCAAATGGATACTTTGGCAGAGGATATTCTGATTGATTCTCTTAATTGTGCTAAGAAGGTATGGAAACATAAACCACTTACTGGAACTTTAGTGCTAGGTGACAAACTACAGAAAGTGTTCACTGCTCTCCCTGAACATTTTACTTTTACTGACTATGATATTCATGTAATAGCTAGTAGTAGAATTATGGAGGAAATGCAGAACATGCAACAATTAATGATTGAATTCATTAAGAGTGGTCAATTAGACCCAGACATAGCTATGGAGTGTATGACTGCCAGAAGTATGACTGAACTTAAGTCTAAATTGTCTAAGGCATTTCAAAAGAGAAGAGAAGAAACTCAGAACACTGCACAGATGCAACAACAGAACGAAGAGCTACAGAAGCAACTTCAAAAGGCGGAACAAGAGAAAGAGCAGCTTAATAATAAGATTGCATCTCTTAATGAAGCTAAGATTGCTATTGAAAGACAAAAGGTTGAATATGACTATGAGATTGGAATTATTAAGGCTAATGCTGATAGAGATTATAAGCAGAGTACTTCTGACAATGACACCAAAAGAACAGATATTGAGATAGCCCAATTGTACGATGGGAATCAGCAGAATAACGAAGTGAAGAACGTATAATGGAATTAAAAATTAAAGTTTGCACTAACGATAGCTGTAAGGTAATCATACTTGACGATACTGGTACAGGAGAGAATGGCTATTTGCCTGAATCTTCTTCAGTCATCGTCAAGAACAGATTCAAGTACTCTGACACTGTATCTATTGATGTCTTACAACATAATAAGGCAGATGGGCCTGAAATACAACTTCCTGTTTACACTTTACATGATGACGGTAATAAGTCAGTAACTATGCCAGTAGGGTTTGATGGGTGGTTTAATGTATATCATATAGTTCTGCCGACTAAAGATTGGTTTGATAGAGAGATGGGTAAAACGGCTGGTTCAGCTGTAACTATGTATGCCACTGTGTACTATTCGGACGGCATCTACATCTATAAGTATTTTAATGGCACATCTACGACCGTAACTGTAGATGAGATAGTAGAGAGGAACGTAGAAGATACTACAATTTCTAGGACATATAATAATTACGTGTCTATTTGTTTTCTTAAGAAATGTTATATATCTTTGTGCCAGCAAATATTTAATAGCAGAGGTTTCAGTAAATGTTGGAGTAAGAATGCTGTAGCGGCCGAATTATCCTACAAGAGAGATTTAGTCTGGATGGCTATTAATGTAATCAAATATATGGTTCAATCTAATCAGTTAGCTGAAGCTGAACGAATCATAGAACAAATAGGAGGTTGTAATGGCTTGTGTAAATCAGAATACAGCAAATGGCCAGAGCAAGGCTGTGGATGCTCTCAAAGATAAGGTGATTTGTGAATACAAAGAACTGCTTAAGTATTTAGAACGGGGGCATAGATATGACTACCAACTAATTCTCGAAGAGATAAGTCTCATCGAATTGCTAGAAGAGAATGAAGTTAATAGGTCTGAATTTGTAGAACAATTTTATCTTAATAATAAATGGCAGATAACTCTATTTTAACACCAGGTGGTTCTGGAAATGAATGTATCAATCCTGTTAACGAACAAATTGATACTTCACAATTTCTGAAAGTAGATTACCGCTTAGGGGAGTTTGAGAGTGAGTCAGATAAACAAATTGCTAGAATTAATCTTGGAGCTGCTGGCATTAATGATGTCTATGATAAGACTTCAGCAGATTTAAAGACATTAGAGGCAGTTAAGACCTCAATGGATACTCACCTAGCTACTGAAGACCCACATAATATAATTCCTACTATAGAAAGTAAACTGGAGGGTTTTGTTAAAGAGGATGGAACCACACCATTCTTAGCACCTCAAACAGGTGTTGACCCGTTGACAGACTTTCATTTAACAACCAAGAGATTCGTGACTGCTTTAATGGACAGTCATTTAGCTAAAACAGACCCACATAATATAATTCCTCTTGTAGAGGAAATACTTAAAGTATATGTAACTACTGACCAGATTTATAGGAAGGTAGAGCTATATACTAGAGAACAAGTTGACGACTTAATCAAGAATTTCGTTAGACGTGACGGAACTACTGCATTTTTAAAACCACAGTTAGGAGTTACTCCAGTAGCTGATGGGCATCTATCTACTAAGAAATATGTAGATGATGTAATGTTCAAACACTTAGTTGATGCAGACCCTCACGGATTTGTAACGTTACTTAATCAGAGACTAAACAACTATTTCAGGAAGACTGAAACTTACTCTAGAGCAGAGACTTATTCAAGAGCTCAAATTGATGCCATTATTAATCAATTGGTAATTGATGCGGCTAGAGGGGCTATTGAGGAACATATCAATCAATATGACCCTCATGGAACTCTTAAAGAAATCTATAGTAAGCATTATGTACCTCGTGATGGTTCAGTTCCATTTACTGCCCCACAGAAGGGAGTAGATGCTGTAGAAGATGACGAATTAGTAACTAAGAGACAACTGGATTCTTCTATTGTAGAAGAGCCTGTTTGGATTACTAGTGGACCAGTTCAGACTACAGTAGGCTTCGTTGAAGATGAAACTGACCCAGGAGAGAAATTGAATCTTCAAGAGGTTATGGATGCAATCTTCTACGGTAAATCTGTAGATGTTAAAGCTCCTGCGTATGCTTTACTAGGTTCTATAGTAGACGTTGAACTATTCGTTAGAGGTTCTACTGGAGTGATATCTTATGCTGAATTATGGCAGAACGATGAGCTTATTGGAACATATACTAAGGACGATTTCGAATTAGGACAGTTGACTGTAAAGAGTTTACCTATTAACGAAGAAACTACTTTTACGTTTAAAGTATTCTATCCTAATGGTACATATCTGGAAGCTAGTTGTACTACTAAAGTAGCATATGATATATTTGTAGGAATCTTACCTAAATGGTATGCAGCCTCTAATGTTAATTATGATTACTTACTTCAGCTAGTTCAATCAGACCCAGAGAACAATAGCATTGACAGTTCTGGTGATTTAGTATCAGAAATCAAACACAAATATAATTTCTCAAGTCCTAGAGAGCTTAAGCAAATATTTGTAGCAATGCCTAAGGAATATCCAGACTTAGTTCAAATGGCAACGCCTTCTCAACAGTTTGGTCTTGAATCGTTTGACATTATTAGCGATATCCCATTTGAAATTCCTGGATTGTCAAATAGTAAAATATATAAGATATATGTATTCAAGGAGTCTCTAGTAACTCTCAACTTGGAGGTAACATTTAAGTTTGACCCAGCTAACATTTAATAAGTATGAGAGCATATAGTGAAATTATAGCAAGTTTTAGAAGAGGTGGTCCGTTCCCTATAGAAGCTGACTATATCTTCGAAACTGAAGCGAAACTGAAAGAATTTTATTCATCTCCTGAAGAGAATGCTATTTTACACAAGGGATTGTTAAAGGTAGTTGAAAATGACGGAGATGGTAATCAAGCACTATATTGGGTCACTAGAAAGGAGACTAACGATGAGTTAGAGTTTACTAAACTTATTACTTCTAAGAGTGATGAAACTATAGCTGACTTGATAACTAGATTAGAGCAGGAAATTAAAGATAGAAAGACAGCAGACGATGCTATCTGGGGAAGTGTTGACCATACTAGTGTGCCAGAGGACTTAAACAGTCTGAAGGACATTGCAGAGGAAATTACTAAAATTAGAGAGCATCTAGGTAATCTAGACAGCACTGATGAGGAATTACAGAGTAATATTGACAAGGTGCAAGCCGAACTCGATAAGACACAAGAAGGAGTAGGTTTGGGAGAAGACGGAGCTTATGTTCCTGATACTGAAACTACTTACCTTAAAGACTCTACATCTGTAATGGATTCTCTGCGCAAGCTAGACGAATTAGTGAATCATGCTATTCACTTTAACTGGGTTACACTAGAAGATACTCCAAGCATTGAATTAGATATTGATAGACAGATTACTGGAACTACAATATCTGGTAATGTTAAGGTATCTACTGATAGTGGTAACGGAATTACCATAAAGAATGACGGTCTATTCTATAAACTAACTACTGAATATTTAGACGGACTCTTAACTATTAAGGTTAACGATAATGTTATAGGGCAACATCAAATTGGTTTGTCAGCTATCGTAGAGGATGCTAAGTACGACCCAGATACGGAAGAGCTAGTTATAGTATTTAAACTTCTAACTGGTGATAAGCAAGTAGTTAGGATTCCAGTTGGAACTCTTATTAGAGAATGGGAAGTTGATAACTCTATTCCTGATAAGGTAGTAGAATTGGAGAAAGTGTTATCATTAGGAACTGGCGCTGATAAGCTTTCTGCTGACGTTAGGTTGTATACAGCTAAAGATAACATCTTAGTAAAAGAAGGAAATGCTCTGTATGTTAAAGGTACTTCCGATAACATTACACATGATTCTAAAGCCTTGGATGTTGTTATTAGTGAATTACAAAGTGATATTGATAGCCACCTTAAAGATTTCAACAATCCACATAGAGTCACTCCAGCACAGATTGGAGCCATTTCTTTGCCCGAAGTTGAAATTCTACTAAAGTCTAAAGCAGATTTAGTAAGCGGAAAGGTTCCTAAAGAACAACTTCCAGATGATATAGGTGGTGAAGTAACTTGGATTGACGTAGAAGGTGATGAAGAAACAGTATCCTAATAGACCCGCTAATATGAGCCAGTTGGACTACTTGTGGACAACATATGGCCCATATACGGTGTCGGACTCAATAGACGTTGAAGACTCTATTCCTTCTTCTAAAGCTATCAAAGATGCTATTGCTACTCAGGTAACTGGTATAGTAGAACTCGATACTCAAGAAGAAGGTAATAAGGTTAGAGTTATAGGTAAAGGAGGAAGTGGTGAGGAAATATCATCAATCCTTCTTGATAAAGATACTAAGATAGTTTCGTTTGGAAGACATCTTATAACACAAGAGGATATAGATAACGGATTCGGTAACGCACTGAATGAGGAATGGCTGATACTTACTGCTTCTAATGGAGATAGATTTGAAGTGTCTCTGGAAGACTTTGTAGTTAAAGGACAAATAACTAATACTATTATTACCCAGACTAAGAATGGTAATATTGCATCAGAATTAAAAATTAATAATCCAATTACTAATAGGTCTGTAGATTTATTAGCTTCAAACTTTGGAGTTAGGGCAGACTTAGTAGTTGATACTGATGCTGATTCTAACATAGTTATTACTAAGGGTGATAAAGGAGTTGTTTGTAAATTTAGTTGGGAAGGTACAGAATACCCAGTAAGAATTAAAGCCGTAGATACTTACGATGAGTATTTACTACAGACTTTGGAACCTAATACCATTTACTTCATAAAGGACATTAAGTCTATTTACCTTAATGGAGTTAAATATGCCTCTGAAGGTGGTGGAGGTTTAGACCCTGACTTATATTATACTAAATCAGAAACTGACGCTCTTATATCTAATATCGAAAGTGATTTAGACAATAAAGTTAGTTTGGTTGATGGTAATATAGTATTAGAGGAAGGTCAAGGAATTGTGGTTAATCGTAGAGACGGTGTTCAGAATTTAATATCATCTGACAATTCCGGAGGGTTTAAACTTGGTAATGTTAATTCTTATCTGGAGATATATACTAACACAAGACCAGCCGTTGTAGTAGGGGAAGACACTGATTCACTTGCATTAATGTCAGACTTGACTTCTTATACTTGGAATGAAGTAACTACTGCTAAAGCTACGAGACTTGCTGATTTACCAGAGAGTTATCCAGTAGGAACTTTAACAGTTAAGCATTCTGAAGGAGAAGTTAGTTACGACGGTTCCGAAGATGTATCTATTGACTTAACACATATACAACAATCAATTAATACATTGAAAGATACTATGGAGTACTTACTATCTACTAAACAAGATAAGCTTGTTAGTGGAGTTAACATTAAGAAGATTAATGGTAAGTCAGTACTCGGTAATGGAGATATACTTATATCTTCTGATTCTACAGCTATTAGATATAAGGGGTCTGTAGCTACTCGTATGTATTTACCTTCTGCTCCAGAAGTAGGTGATATTTACAACGTTATTAATGACGGTGCTAACTATGCTTGGAATGGAGAAACTTGGGAAACATATGGAACTATAACTCCAACTGGAGTAGATTTGTATAAGAATGCCAGTGGTGAAATAACTGGCGGGGAGGTAAGATTCAGTGATAATACTGTGCTTCCTATTAACATATTTATTAAATAACATCATTAAATTTTATGGCACAATTAAAATTTTACAGAGGGTTAAAAGCCAATTATGTAGCTGAAACTACTCACAAGGATGGGATTTACTTTGCTACAGACACCAATGAAATCCTTATGAATGGTAAGGCTTACACAGGAGCTCTAGCTGCTGGTAAAGTCGTTACTAATGTAGCCTTGTCTTCTGATAAAAGCAAACTGGTCATTACTTACTCTGATACCACTACAACAGAGATTGAAGTAGGTAGCGGTAAGTATACATCAGCTATTGAAGACAAAGATTTAGCTATGCCTAATGCTGTCGGTGGTATCGCTAAAGGAACTAAGGTAAGTGCTCTGGAAGGACAGACATATGATTATATGTGGGATGAACTGCTGTTCCCTACTATTAATCCTACATTTACTGCTCCTACTGCAAGCATCTCATTTAAGAGTTATTCAACTCCTCAAGAAGTTGGAGCTACTGCACCTACTGCTGCTAACTTCAACACTAGTCTTAATAAGGGAGCTATTACCTTAAATGGAACAAAACAAGCAGACAGGTCTGGTAACTTAGATGCAGATAATTCATTTATCTTCGTAAATGGACAAGAGTCTAACACAACTCTGCCTACTACTGTAACGCTTGGTAATACTACTTATACTTATAAGGCAGCTTATTTGCAAGGACCTCAACCTAAAGATAACAAAGGAAACAATTATAGCACTCCACTTGCAGCTGGTTCGGTTAATTCTTCAGCTATCACACTTAATGGTACATATCCTTGGTATGCATCTACAAGTACAGCTTCTTCTGGTACGCCTGTGGTTAAACAAGCTCTTATTGCTTGGAATGCTTCTACTGGAGCTATGACTACTCCTAGATTTGAATTACAACCTTCTGGTACTCTTCCACAGGTATTCAAGCTGCCAAGAGCTGTCACTCAACTTCAAATGTTGAACACAGTATCAGGTAACATGGAAGTTATAGGACTTAGTGACTGGACTAAGACAGAAGAAGAGATTACTATTGGAACCACACCTGTAACTTATTCAGTTTACACTTACAATGGTTCTACTAGAGGTTCAGTAACTTTAATCGCTAAATTCTAATTTGACATATGGCAAGAAATAAAGGTACATTCCAATTTGCAGCCAACTTTGAGGTTAAACTTCAAGGTGCTTTAGACCCAAGAATCTTAGTAGATAATAAGTCTGAACTTATTAATAAAGAGACTTGGCCGTATGATGGCGATACTATCTACGTATATAATGGATTGCTAGTAGCCGTTGCTGCTGATAAGGCAATTTATATGCTAGTTGATAAAGATAAAATTCTGGAAGCAGATTACTCCGGATGGAAACAAATGGACGTTGCTGCTGCACAGACAGTAGAGATTATTGACAACTTAAATTCTTCTTCTACCACTGCTGCATTGTCAGCTAATCAAGGTAGAGTATTAGGACAGAGAGTTACTACCCTTGAGGGCAAAATTTCTTCTGTATATTCATACAAAGGCTCCAAAGCTACTTATGCAGAACTTCCTAGTGATGCAGCAGCAGGTGATGTATGGAATGTAGAGGAAGCTCATGACAATCATCCAGCTGGTACTAACTGGGCATGGACTGGTACAGCATGGGATGCTCTGGGTGGAGCTATTGACCTGTCTGCATACTACAATAAGACTCAAGCAGATGCTGCAATTGCAGCTGCTGTTGATGCAGAGAAGACTTTAAGAGAAGCAGCTGATACTGCATTAGACGGTAAAATTACTACTAATACTCAAGCTATTGCTAAGATTAATGGTAGTGCTGATGCTGAAGGTTCTCTAGCTAATACTCTGAAACAGGCTAAAGATTATGCAGATACTAAAGTTAGTGATGTTAGTAATTTAGTAGCTAATAAAGTTGATAAGGTAGAAGGTAGTACTCTGATTCCAGAAACTAAACTTGCACTTATTGACACTAACGCTTCAGATATTGATGCTCTAGAAGTTAGAGTTGCTGCTAACGAGGCTAAACTTGTTGGAATCACCACTACTGTAGTTTCGACAATTAATACAGCTATCGACGCAGCTATGGCTTGGCACGAAGTAACTGAATAAAACACATAATATATTAAAATGGAGAAAATGTTTGTACACGTAGCGAAGAAGTCCACATTTACCAGTGAACTACAAGAACAATACACCAATAGTATTGTTTTCATTAAAGATTCACAGGAGATTTATACTCATGGAACGTTCTACGCTATTCCCGATTCTTACAAAGGCAAAATTACTTCATTGGAGAGTGCTGTGGCAGCTTTACAGGCTGCCAAGGCCTTCTCTAAAGTTTCTGACGGTACTAATGTTGCAGAGTCTCCTTCTCATGACGGAACTCTTAAATTCAACAAAGGCTCTAATGTAAATATCACTGTCGGAACAGATGGAGTAACAATTAGCGCTACAGATACTAAATACACACAAGGTTCTGGTATCTCTATTGAAGGTACTACAATTAATCACTCTAATTCAGTAACTGCTGGCACAGCTAAAGGTGATAATAGTAAGACATTAGCATTTGGTGGAACGTTTACTATTCCTAGCATTACTTATGATGCACAAGGACACGTTACAGCTAAAGGAACTACTACAATGACTATGCCAGCTGCTCCTTCATTTACTAACTGGCAAGCTAAGAATGTTGTTGGCGCTTCTGCTACAGCTACAGCTAATGCAGCAACTACTAATGCTACTACATTCTTGAACTTAATTGAGAATGGTGCAGTAAGAAGCTCACATCAAATTACTGGTACTGGTAAAGTAACAGTTACAGCTGATGCTACTGGTAAAGTAACAATTAATGGTGCTGCAACCACGGCTGCTTCTGGTTCTGCTAATGGTACTATTGCAATTGACGGAACTGATGTTGCTGTTAAAGGATTAGGTTCTGCTGCATATACAGCATCGTCTGCATATGCAACTGCTGCTCAAGGTACTAAGGCTGATAATGCTGTTCCAAATACTAGAACTGTAAACGGACATGCACTTAGTGCTAATGTTACTGTTACTAAAGCTGATGTAGGCTTAGGTAACGTAACAAATGAATCTAAGGCTACAATGTTTACAAGCCCAGCGTTTACTGGAACTCCTACAGCTCCTACTGCTGCTGGTGGAACTAATACTACTCAAATTGCAACTACTGCATTTGTAATTAACGAGATTGGAAGTAAGATTTCTGCTGCTCAAGCACTTAGATTCAAAGGAACTATTGGCACAGACGGTGATGTAACTGAACTTCCAGCTAATCACACAGTTGGAGATACTTACGTAGTTAAGGCTGCTGGTAACTTTGCGGGCGAAGGCTGTGAAGCAGGTGACATGATTATCTGTGTTAAATCTGGAACGACTGCTGCAAATGGTGACTGGTCAGTTATTCAGAGAAACTTAGACGGTGCTGTTACTGGCAAATCCCTAACTGCTAACACAGTAATTTTAGGTAACGGTGGGTCTACTGTTAAAGCTCTAGCTAACGGTACTACTGGATATGTACTGAAAGCTACTGCTAGTGGTCCTGCATGGCAAGCAGAGAAGGACACGGTTTATACTCACCCTGCTGGAGGTGCTCCTAGTAAGACTTCTGGATTCTATAAATTCAGCACAGATTCTACTAGCCACGTTGCTTCAGTAACCGCTGTTACTAAGGCTGATATTACAGCTTTGGGTATTCCAGGGGCTGATACTAATACTACTTATACGTTCGTTGGAGGAAACGGCTCATTCAGCGTAACTCCTTCTGGAGGTTCTAAACAAACAGTTAGTATTGGTAAACCTGCTACTGCTGGTGCGGCTGATACTGCTGCTAAGTGGGCTACTGCTCGTACTATCACAGTTAGTGGTGGTGTAACTGGAAGTGTTTCTTTAGATGGTTCTGCTAACGTTACACTAGCTACTACTCTAGCCAATCTTCCTTCTAATAAGGTAACTGCAATGACTGGTTATACCAAACCGTCAGATACAGGTGCAATTGCTGCTGGTGATTCACTTAATGCCGCTATTGGTAAACTAGAAGCTGCATGGGATTGGGTTGAACTATAATATATGTACAAGAAGGAGGGAGTAGCATCCCTCCTTTATTTTATAATGATTAAAATTTAAGTGATATGGCAATTAATAAGAAATTAATTCACTTTAATAAGAAAACTACTTTTAACTCACAGAAGTTATCAGCCAATGCTTCTAATACTCAATACCAGGTAGGAGGTACTGGAACTGTTCAGACTGGAGCTCCTGACATTAACTATCAATCTATAGTTTATATTAAAGATTCTAAAGAAATTTGGACACACGGACAGTTCTATGCTACCGCTGTAACATGGAGTACCATTACAGGCAAACCTAGCTTTGCTACTGTAGCTACTTCAGGTAATTATAATGACTTGAGTAACAAGCCTACAATTCCTACTAAGTTACCTACTCCAAACGTATTAACCTTTACTGGTGCAGTAACAGGTACATGGGACGGTAGTGCTGCTAAAACAGTAAATATACCTTCTGGTTCCTCATATACACTACCATTAGCGTCAAACAGTACTCGTGGAGGTATCAAGTTATCAAGTAGCACACAGGGAGGAACTCCTAACGGAATTACTACAACTTCAGGCAGAACATATGCTGTTCAGGTTAATAGTAGTGAACAAGCAGTGGTAAATGTTCCTTGGACTGATACTAAATATACTCTTCCTACTGCATCAGCTACTACACTTGGTGGTGTAAAAGTAGGAAGTGGTTTGGCAATTAGTAATGGTGTTCTATCTGCTACAGGTGGTGGAGAAGCCGACTCAGTTGCATGGGGCAATGTGACAGGTAAACCATCATGGATTGGTTCTTCTAAACCTTCTTATAGCTGGTCAGAAATCACAAGCAAGCCTACCTTAGTTAAACAAGTAGAACCTGGAACTCCCAGTACGGATTGGCAATCAGCGTATGTTCCATTAGATGTTACATACAGTGATACGTCTATTTCTCATAAAATCATTTCTTTACCTATGGCTTCTCCAGCAAGCGGTAATAGTCAAGGTCGTGCAGGTTTAATAACTGGTGTTGATAAGAAGAAACTTGATGACTTTACAGATACAAAGAACACAGCAGGTGCAACAAATTCTTCTGATAGACTATACCTAATTGGAGCTACATCACAAGGAGCTAATCCACAAACTTACAGTAGGAATGGTGTTTACATAGAAGATGATGGAATTCTTATGTCTTTGCAAGGATTTGAAGGTGGTGCAATTACATCAACAGCAGCTATCTATGCAGCTAATGGATTCTTTGATACATCTGATGCTAGAGTAAAAACTAACGTAGTAGAAATTGATGCAAGTAAAGCTGATGCTGTTAGACTAGTAGAGTTTGATAGAACTGACAAAGAACATCATGGTTATGGAGTTATTGCTCAAGAGCTTGAGAAAGTATATCCAGAAATGGTGAACACTGATGATGAAGGATTCAAATCAGTTAATTATAACGAACTTGCTATGGTTAAAATTAAATATCTAGAGGATAAAGTTGCAAGACTTGAAGCTCTAGTTGGAAGATTACTCGCAGAGTGATTGTTATAATCACATAATGTTTTCATTAAGAAGGTCGCCAATAGGCGGCCTTTCTTTGTTTGTACCTGATTACTAAAACCACCTATGCAATAAATTAATTGTTAACGAGTGTTAAATAATTTGGTAATGTCCAGAATTTAACGTAATTTGGTAATGTCCAGAATTTAACGTAACTTTGCAACATCGAATTTGGAAGTATAGTATATTTATATATTATGCCCTCAACAGATATTGTATTATTTATCGTAAATTTATTTAATTATGGCAGAATTTCTAACAATGGACGAAGCTAAGTCAAAGTTCGGTACTAAAGGAAGAACAAACGCTGGACTTACACTTGGTATTATCGGTACTGCATTAGCAGCTTTCGCTGGAAACAACGGAGGATGTGGTTGTGGTAACGGTGGCGGAATCCTTGGAAACCTCTTTGGAGGTAACAACAACTGTTGCGCTATGCAGGCAGCTGAAAATGCTAAAACCTTAGCTATGGCTCAAGGACAGCAAGCTGATAACCTATCATGGGCGAACAGAGTACAATCAATGCAAGACGACATTGACCTGTACACTTACGTTAACAGCCGTGCTTTGGCTACTAACGAGAGAATCGGTAACGAGTCTCAAGTTTTAACTAACCAAATCTGGAAAGGTAGAGTAGAAGACCTTCAAGAGAAGAGTGCAATGTACGTAGATATCGTATCTCGTGATAATGCACAGAATTTAAGATTATGTGATGAGCTTTACAAGAGGAGAGAACAAGATGTTCAGGAGAAAGCTGATTTGTTCGCTAGACTAAGTACTAGAATCTCTGATTTAGAGAAGAAAGAAGCTGCTACAGCTGCTGCTCTACCTCTAATGTTCGAGCTTAACAAAGTTAATGCTGAAAGATACACTGATGCTTGCTGCTGCAAGTCTGAAACTAATCTGTTAATGACTGCTAATGGATTACAGCGTCAACTTGACCACAAGATTGATGGACAGTTGAAATATGCTTACAGTGACCTGTGTGCACCTGTTCCAAGTATAGCTCCACTATACTGTAGCCCATTCACAAGTTACGGAACTGGCATGTATGCTGGAACTGCTGCTAGTAACTTCAACGCTGTAAATACAGCTATTAACACAGTTACAGGCGGATGTCCTTCTTGTACAGCCCAATAACTTAAGATAACCCATAAAAGGGAGGCTACAATCTAAGTGGTCTCCCTTTTATTATTTAATTCAAATTTAATTATCGTATGAAAGTTAAAATTACACCAACTGGAGAAAGTGCTCAAGTAATGGAGTTTAATGTATCGTTACCGTGTGGGGCAAATGCATCAATTGCTCCTGTGTCTACATTAACAGTTACACAGAGATGGGCAAAAGTCGTTAACGTTTCAACTACAGGAACGGAGTACGTACAAGTTACTAAATTTGATGTTATTCACAATATCCAATACACTGATTGTAAAGGAAATGTAAGAGTGTCTACAGAGTCTACATCTACGATTATGGAGACTGCTGCAACTAGTGAAACTATTACCACTTTGACACCAACAGTAACTAAAGTTATAGATGTGATTATACCTAACGGAGTTAGTATTGTTAGTCAACAAGTACTTGATGAATTGCCTACTTCTCTTCCTGTTAAGGGACATTGTGCATATTCAGTATTTGATGTTAGAGTAACACCTGCTCCTGCACCAACAGCCGCAATTGCGTCAGTAGCTAAATCTAAATAACATGTTTGGACAACCATTCGGTAGTAACTACACGGATTTACAGAACCATTACATGCAACAATTACAAGCGATGCAACAAGCTCAACAAGCACAGCAGAAGACCCAACCTATTCTAGATGAAATAAACAGAGAGGTTGGGTCTCTGTCTTTAGATGAGCAGAAGGTTCTAGCACAGATGCCAGAATATCAAATGGCTAAGCAAACCTATGAAGCCGGCTTTATGTCATTCTTAGGCACTAAGTTTAGTCAAGAGTTCGTGTCATCAGCAGATGGTAGAGTAGCAGCTGATAATCTATTAGCTACTATTAGAAAGAGTAAAGAGCACATTCATGCTCAATTAAAAGCTAAAGAAGATAAGGTTAACACATTATTAGAACTTGTGGAACAGGACCCAGAGATTAAGAAGAGATTAGACGAAGTTATGTTAAGTAAAAGTAAGTAATGAGCGATAAAGAAATTGTATTTCAAGCTATTAATAAGTATGCTAAAGACTTGGCGAGTAACCTATTTCATTTTAATAGCGTGGCAAGTCAAGCTGTTATCACATACGTAGTTAAGAATATGGAAGATAAATATGGTAAGTATTTAGACATATTCACAGATGTGCACGGCAATATTAATCTAGAGTTGCTTGCCAATGCAGTTAAAGCAGAGATGAAAGAGAAGTCTGCTGATGGGTTTGTAGTTAACATTCT